GGCGTTACGTCAAAATTAAATAGTTCTGTATATGGAGAAAGTAGCATTAAAATCCATCCCACATGAAAACCCATACACATAGGGCACGAAAACATTTGGCCAAGCCACCCTTTTGCTGGCCTTATTGCATCTAAAATTTTTCCATAAACAAGAATTTGTGTGAGGCCATAAGCCGCTAATATAAAATATAATAGATCCATATTATCTTGTCATCACAATCGCAGAAGCATCTGATTGCTTATATGCTGTCTCGTCATTAACCCATTTTACGAGGTGCTTAGTTAAATCTGGAACTGGTATATCTTGGGCTTGATTCAGCGCGGTAGTATAAAGATCTCTTATTACGTCAAAGATATCAGACTCAGCATAATATTCTTGTTCAACATTATCACTGATCATATCTAGAGTTTCGTCATCAATACAAAAAAGGTTCATCAATTGTCTAATCTCAGCTTTATTTTGATCTATTTTCTTATTCCAGCTAGCACTAATTAAATTTGCAGTCATCGCTGCCGCTGCAGCGATAAGACCAGCTACCAATGCGCTCGCACCCCCCGTAACGGGTGCAGTAAAAGCGGCGACGGCGCCTAATACACCTGTTATATCTGCCACCTTGCCGAGCCTTTCACCAACATCGCTTCCTAATTTCTGTGATAAATCTTTAATGGCTTGTGCCTTTTGTTCCTCATCATCAATAGTCCCAATAAGGCCGATGGCGATATCTTGCAAGGTATATGTATTAGTTGGACAATCTGCCCATTGTTCATTCAAGTAGCCATCCCAGCGTTCCATTATTAATTTCATCTCGGACATAAAAGGCTCCTAAATCGTATATAAATAGCTTAATGAATAAGGATCTCTAATATATCCCTTGCGAATTGAGCCCTGCTCATCCGAATGTGGCACCTCGCCAAGCTCTGTTGAGTCCTCCTTGTCTGGATGAATAAATTCATCTTCTGCCATTGAGACAATCGCCTCTGTTGATTCAAAGTAAGGGCGCTCTTCATCAATAAAATTGGAAATATTAATGAGTGCCATCTTTGGCGTGCTAAGCTCTTCAGTTGATGCTGTCTCCATCAGCGCTTCGAACGAGCCATAAAACGAACCCGCCTGGATAGAGTCTGCGATTACTAAGCCTCTCTTGCGCAGATGGGCAAAGAGTCTGTTTTGTGCTCCATATACAAGATTGTTCATTGTCTCTTTTGGAAATGCTGTGATCTTGTTATTGTTTGTTGACAGGACAATATCAATATCGCCGTGATCAAAAATCATCAAATCGCCGCTCATGCTCTTGCGGACATTTAATTCTAGACGGACAACTGCATCATCGGCTTTCTCGCCTATTCTAACTACGACTGCCATCTGAGTAGATCTCCTTTACAAGGTCTTGTGTTTTCATTACTGTTAAAAGCAATTCGTCATCTATAGGCCGCTTCGAAAATTCATTTAAACGCACTATCACTTGTTCGGTTTTTTCTAGCATCTCGGAATCATCTTGGATCTCTTGTACTGATCTTGCCTTTTCGAGCTGCAACTTTAATCTTGCGATTTCTTCGTTCAAGAATATCTTAAGTTCGAGCGCATTGTCGGCAAATGAAGAGATATAATAAGTTAGAAGTTCTTTTTGCTCATCAAGAAGCTCTGTTTTATATTTATTATTAAACTTTTTTGTGAATGATTTGATTACTACGCTATCAATTTCACCCACAGTCACAACTTCTTTTAATGTGTTTGTCATATTTTTAATGATCTCGCCTTCTAAAATAACCTGATCTTTTGGTGAAGTTTTATCTGAAAAAATTTGTGCTATTGATGCGAGAGTTTTATAGTTTGGAACATAATTCCCGAATACAGAAGGCTCAAGTTCCGTATTTACATCATGGATTAGGGCGCTCTGCTCTTTGAACAGGCCTTCAGCATCGAGCAAACGACTAGCAATCTTGGCTTCTCTAAGAATTTTTTCGGAGGTTTTCTCATCAAGGTTTTGATTTTCATAAAGAGAGCGGTGACACTCTAAATCTTTTCTGAGTATCGACTCATCATTAAAGTGTCTCTTGAGAAGCTTCACTGCTATGTTGCAGCGCTTAGTATCTTTCTTCAGCATTGCAACTGTTGCTTCTCTAACGAGAGCCTCATAAACAAAAGCAGTATTTCTCTTTTTATTATGTCTTGTCTTCATTCTGTTGCTCCGTTGTTTCCTGATTCTTGTTTTCTAGTCCTGTAATAAGTTCTCGGATTGAATTGTTTACTTGAAATAATTGATTTTCCTCTAAGAGTTCTTCTGTCTTATAAGTAGGCTCTTCTCTTTCATAAATACCTACCGAGGCACCATCCATTTTAACAAGTGATTGGAGATCGCCCATCCCCGGCACTACATTTCGTATTGTACCGCTGCCTTTTTCGCGGTTATATTTGGCGGCGTTTGAGCGTTTGCGCGCGCCTGCGGCGCGACGGTCGTTTCGGCCGTTCTTGGGATAATCTACTTTTCCCTTAGCACCAGGGGTGAGTCGGGGCTCGTTACGAGACCCCGGGGGAACTGCGAGGAGTGTGGATTCTTCGCCGCCGCCGGCTTCTCCGGCCGGCATCTCTTCGCCGCCAAGCTCTTCGCCGCCAAGCTCTAATTCGCCGCCCATTTCGCCCCCTAGATCACCCCCTAGTTCGTCACCCATGCCGCCGCCCATGCCACCTTCTGCTGCAGCACCTTCTGCGACCTGTTGTAGTGCCGCATCATGTTTGCGATCATAGTACATCTCGCGCTGGTTACGAATAAACTCTTCATGGGACATGCCAAAGATGTGTTCTGTAACCCAGCGGCGAGAGAAATAGCCTTCTGTGGCTGCGCCGGCGATGTCAAATTTGCTCTTCCAGAATTCCATTTCTTGGAGTTCTGCGATCTTTGATGGGTTATTCAAAGAGAGGTCAAAGCTTAATAAGTCGTCACCCCTAAAGCCTAATGTATAAAGATGGATAATGCCAATCTTTGTAAGCTCTGCAATAATAACTCTCTGCAATCTCTGGATGGTTCGTGCAAAGCGAATATCTTTTTGGGCGAGCGTGGTCTTATCTTCCTCTGCGCCTTCGCCCATCGTGAGATAAGATTGAGGAATCTTGAGAGCAGAGAATAGCTTGTCGCGTAAATATTTAATGTCATCGATTGCTGTGATGTTTTGTGCGCCTTGGAGAGATTGAATATCGGTCGCGGATCCAGGACGCACGGGAATAAAGTAATCTTCCTCAATGCTCATTGGGTTATAGCGAAGATCGATCTTGCCTGTTGATGGATCTACTACAGAGTGGCGCTTAAGGTTTGTTACAACCTTTTGCATATATTGCTCGACATCTTCCGGGGGGATGCCGCCAACATCAATCTTAAACATGCGGCGCTCTGAAGAGCGAATAACACGATAAGCCATCATTGCGTCTTCCATTAAAGTTAGCTGGCGCCAAATGCGCCGAGCAGGTTCCAGAATAGAAGTTCCATAAGGAGCATATTTGTCGTTACCCAAGACGCGGAAATGGGCAATCTGCCAGTTTTCAAAAGTTATTCCCGCAGAGTTCCACTGATACTGGACATAATTGGGGTTTGTAGAATCTTGTCCCTCTAACCTCTCGACTTCTTGTGTTGGTAATGCAATTACAGATTGAACACCAAACTTTTCATCGATGTCGAGATACAAAAAGAAGTCGCCATACTTGCACATTGTGCGTGCCCAACCAAAAAGATTGTACTTAAGGTTAAGAATGCTGTCGAACAAAACACCCAGGACAGCTTCAATTTCTTCATTGGGGCATTTAATATTAAGCATAGGGCGCAACTCTGAATACGTTGTCATCTCATCTGCATAAATATCCATTGTAGATGCAATCTCGGGCATATACTCCATTTGATCAAAATCTATATATCGTTCAGAGCGCCGCTGGTTTGAGATAGCATTGGAGGCAATATTATCAAGAGGGCTATATAATGTTTTCTTAAACTGTTGACCAGATGCTGACTTAAATCTTGAACTAAACTTGTCAAGGTGTTGTCGTCTAATCCTGCGACCAGATTGCGAACGATAACTAACTATCGGTCCTGAAAAAAGTCGTGTTAGTGCTTTAAATAATCCTGATTGGCTATTTGCTGGGTTGTTGTCGGTTAATGCCATCTATTCTCTCACTTAATAATCCATTTATATTGTGCATAAAGTTGCTCTGCTTCACTCATTTTCTCAAAAACACTATCTTTCTTATATCCATGTTGACCACTAATTTTTGTATTCATTGTTGTCTTTGTTGTAATGATTGCGTCAACGAAAGCTTTCTGATAGTTTAAATCTCGTGCACTTGACTGGAGTGCCGTGTCGCGCACCCAGCAGGCAATTGCAAGGGCCATAATTAAATCATCATTATACCCCTTCATTGCTTGGGGCTTACCATTTTTCCAAATAAAAGTTTTCATTTCGTTTGCCAGCCGTGAAGAATACACTTTAATTAGTTTGTTTCTTACAAACTCTTCTAATTTTGCAACTATGAGGGGACGCGTCTTCATTGTGGTTGTAAAACCAGCGACTGCAGAATTACGAATTTCTGCTTGGTGCTGCTCGATGTATTCGTGCGTTGATTTAATAGAGTAATATAGATTAGGATAACCGTATTCTATCAGTTTGTCAAGTACTGTATAGCCAATATTATTATTTTCTACTACTAACATTGTATTTCCGAACTCTCGGCCCACCTGATTTAACATATTTGCAAGCAAGTCTGGAGTTATTTTGCCTTGATATTCTCCAACGATTTCCAATGTTTCTAGCTTTAGAATCTGAAACGTCGAAAAATCAGCGCCATCGCCCCTTGACACATCAACAGTCATTAAATAATTACAACTTGGATCATATTCTTCCCAAATCCAAAAATTACGATCAAAGCCTGTGCGGTACTTGGGCTTCTTAACCATCGATAGCATCCACTCCATACAATCTGGATCTATAACTGTTTCGCCAGAGGTGTTGAAGTTGCATTGAAGCTCTTGTGCGATCTGGCGCCTTGACATATTCTTAGTTTCTTTCTTGTACCATATCTCGTCTCTTTCTGGGTGGACATCCCACGGGAGCGTTGTTAGGTGGAAGTTGTTTGTGGCGTCTTCCGCATCAATACAAGTTTTATGGAACCAGTTTCCAACACCATTAGGTGTCGACAGAGCAATACAGCGGCCGCCTGTCGATAATGTGGGATATAAGCCTGTCCATAATTCTTCTAAATTTTCAATGTGGGCGGCCTCGTCGAGAACGAGAAGCGACAAGGCTTCTGAGCGGCCCGCATCGCCAGAGGTGGATGCTGCTTTAATCGAGGAACCATTAGAAAGTTCAAAAGAGTTGCGGTTATCTACTTCAATTGTAGCAATCTTGAGCCAATCCGGAAGCTGGCGCATAATTCCTTTGACCTTCTTTACGAGGTTTCCTGCTGTTGCGAACTTTGTTGCCATTACAAGGATGGCTTTATCACGATGAAACAACATCATCCATACGACGTATCCTGCTGTGATCGTTGAAATGCCAAGTTGGCGTGCTTTTAAGATGACATTAAAGCGATAATCATTAAAACTTCGAAGAAGGTCGTCTTGAAAGTCATAGGTATCGAACAAGATAAGTCCGTGCATCGGATGAGAAATTCGGGCATATGTTTTAAGAAAATAAGACGGATCTTTACCGCATTTGAGAATCTCTTTGACTTGTTGCTTCTTGTCTAATTGAAAGCTCATTCATTGTCTTTGATGTTTACGTCAGTCGAATCTTTATAGCCATGGCGCGGAGTATAAAGTCTTCCTAGCGACTTTTGCATAGTGCCGATAGTATACGGACTTTCGCCAGTTATTGCGGATGCTACATAATCAAGCGAGCCGTCTACTTTATTTATCGCTTGAAGAATTTGTTCCAACATATCGCCCTGATCGAGCTTAAACGATATATCTCTCAATAGTTCTACCACTTCTTCACTTGATTCAATCTCTTCTTTGATAATCTGTTTAAGTTGGGACTTGGTGACTTTCATTTATTTCTCCAACGATCCACCGCCATGGGTTCGTCGCCGGCCATATCAGCAGCCAATCTTAAAAAGTCACTTATCGACATACCTGCCATGGCAGGCGCCTGTTCTGG